GCGGCGTAACCACCCTCTACCTCAGTAGCCTCATCAGCCACGGACTTAACAATGCGAAAGGCATCGGCTGACTTCTTCTGCCACTGTCCGGCGGCGACGTCCTTGATGACGAGCTCGTAAAGGAACCAGGTCGCCAGCAGGCCCAGGATGAGCCCGTAGACGGCGTAGTATTCCCACTCGTTGCCTATCCTCTCGTTGGCGAGGATGAGGACGGCGCAGGCGAGTGCGGTTCCCAGGATCACGGTCATCGCATCGGCGATGATGAAGATCCTGTCGAACTTGCTTGCCTTGGTCAATTCCCACTTCTCGGCGCTCGTGAGGGAATCCTGGTCGGTGGGGTCGCGACCTCCCTCGGCGATCTTGGTCCTCAGCTTCTCGGCGTCCGCCTTCTGCTTCTCGTATTTCGAGATCGCCATAAAGACGGTAAACGCCAGGGAGCCGACGAGCGCACATACGACCATCGCGATGATGGTTATGTTGCTGAGTACGATCTCCATGGTATCACTCCAAATGCCGAAGAACCACCCGCCCATCGTCCAGCCGACGAGATACCCCAATCCGTACCACCAGGGGATGCTCACTCGGCCTTTATGATATTCGGGCAGCATCGACATATTTGCCGTTTAGCCGTGGATGTTAAAAAGGATGGTTGATGCGAAGGCGCGACCGATCCCCGGTGGTCTTGACCTTGAGCGTGGTCCTCTTGGGCGCGGTCATTATCTCGCATACCCCTGTCAGTGCATCCTCGGCATCGTCGTGCTCCGCCTTGCCGTCTGCCGTGAACGTGACGATGGACTTCCAGAACTCAGGCCACTTATCCGCCCAATGCTCGGGGAATAGGCAGTGCTGCATCAGCCACGGAGCGGCGGTGAGGATCCTCGCCTTCTTGTTCTGATGCTGAGTGAACCATCCGACCACCACCGAACCGCCGTAGCGCCTTACGAGCTCCTGCACCGCACGGGCGAATCCCCTCCCGCCGTTGTTCGATTCGATGTGTGCGGATGCCACCCTCAGGGGATATTCGGCGCATAGCTGTTGGGCGACCATCGGCTCGGTCTGCTCCATCGGCGCTTGGGTGTAGATCACATCGAGGATGACCACGTCACGGGGATCAGCCGCGACCTGACCGAATACGATCGAGCATAGGTAGTCGCTCCCCTCGTCGGCAGTATCGACGTATGCCATGACCTTGGACAGTCCGGGAAGCTCGGAGTAGGTGCGGAAGCTCGTGTATAGACGGTTCTGCACATCGACGGGCTCCTGCTGATAGTTTGCTCTGACGATCCCGGGGGCCATCGTCTTGAGGGTTATCTCGTAGTCCTCGGCGTTGAGGATCGCGTCGCAGAGCATCGTCCCGTCGTCCTGGCGGGCCTTGTAGGTTATCAGCCTTGGAGGATACCCTATCTCGGTGAAGTGGCTTATGGCGCGTCCGCAGGGGTCTTGCGTGGCCCATCTCGTCATTATGAATATGACCTTCTGACCGGGCTCCCTTCTGCTCAGGAGGGTATCGGTGAAGTACGACCACTTCTGATCGAGGATGCGCTCGTTGTACGCCTCCATCGCGTTCTTGACCATATCGTCGCATACGATGAGGTTGGCACCCATTCCCGTGACCGTTCCCGTGGGGGATGTTGCCAAATAGCGACCGCCTCCGACCGTTCCCCATAGCTTCATCGAGGCATCGCCCTGAGCGATCTCGGTACCCGGGAATATGTCGTGATAGACGGTGCTCCCGTCCCCGGATACCTCGCTGATGGCGTTCCTGACGGTCTTGGCGAATGTCGTGCTCAGCTCCTCGTTATAGGATACCGTGATGACCTTCTGCGTCGGGTCGCGTCCCAGGATCCATTCGACGAATAGGGATGCCGTCCTCGACTTGCCGTGCCTCGGGGGCATGTTGACCACCATCACGCGCTCATCGGATGACCAGAACTCCTGGAGCTGGTCGCATAGGTCGCGGAGATATGCCTTGTCCTCGGTGTAGAAGTCGGGCGCCATGACGGTGCAGAACCACCATAGGGACCGTCTCGCGAGCTCGCACCCTACCCTACGGTGTATGTCCGGCATCGCCTGAATGGCGGTCCTCTTGCTGATCCTGGCGGTCATTGTTTGCCCTTGGGTCTCGTGCTCTCGTAGAGTTTGATGAGCTCGTCTGCGGATAATTCGCTGAGGGGATCCACGGTCAGCTTGACCTCGTCCGCCATCTGCTCCTTGAGCTTGGCGAGGAACATGGCGGCCTTGGTGTCGCCCTTGGCGGCCCTATTATACATCGCCACGATGACGGCACCCTCCATCGTCATGTTGGGCTTGTCGGGGCTGTCCTTGGCGAGCTGTGCGGCCGTCTTGGGATCCGTGAGCTTGCCGTCATGCATCGGCAGATTGCCGATCAGGATGGCCCAATCTCTCATAGTGCGCTTCTGAGCTTGAACCTCGACGCTTTTCTTCTGACCTTTCCGTGCTGATTCCACGGTACGCTTGTCGCCTTTTTTGAAATTTTTAAGGTTCTCGGGGTGTGGTTCGGGGTGTGGATTCGCCATTATATATACTCCTGTCCGACTTCGGACATTTTACTAATCGGTTTGTAGGATGCCCTCGGACATTCCTGTTTTCGTGTCGGATATAGGACAGCGTATATATCGCCCTCCGCGAGTATCCTGAGGTATCTCAGGTACTCGCTCCATCCCATGTCGGTGTTGCGGTAGATCTCATCGAGCTCCATGGCCTCCATCGGGTGCTTCTCGTATGCCTTCGCACGCATGCGCATGAAGTCTGTCTTGGCCATGGACTTGCGTATCCTCATATCCCTGCCTCCGTCGATGCATCCTTTATCCTTGCGACGAGCTCCAGGATCTCCATCGCCAATTGCTCCGCCTCATCGACGGGTATCGCTGCGTTGTGTGTCCTGTTGAGTACGAGGGTGACTTCCCAATGGTATTTCGCGTGGAGGTCTGCGGATTGTGTCGGCATCACCTTGTAGGTCATCTCCTGCGCCTCCTTCTCCTGAATGTCGTGTCGATGCCTCCGCTTATTATGACGATGAATAGCATACCGACGGAAATCAGACAGAACATTATCGCGATGTCCTCGGTCATTCGTGATGCCCCCATACCGAGTTGGGAATGTGCTCCTCCTGCTCCAGCATCTCGATGACCTTCTCCCCGCGTCCCTCCATCAGGTCGATCATGTCCCGGTAGCATTCCGAACATACCTCGTAGGTCCTCGGTCTGCATCCGTTCTTGGGCACGATGATGACGTATGCCTGATTGTTGCTGTCTTGCTCGACGTTGCCGCATGAGGGGCATTGGAATGTATAGGTGCATCCGCTCATTGTCCGCCCCCCAGGATCTCGTCCCTCATTCTGATGAGGTCATCGTCCTCCAGGTCATCGGCGTCGAGGAATGCGTCAAATAACTCCTGACCGTAGTCCGTGATCTCGAACTTGCCGTTCTCGGTCTTGAGGATCCCGATCTCGCATAGATTGCCGACGGCCTCGTCCACGTCATCGGAGTATTCGCCGTATAGATACGGGCCGTGGTCGATGATGTGTCCGTATCTCTTGATCGCTTCCTTCATTATCGAGGTCTTGGTCCTCGGACGGTCCATCAGGGACATGACCGCATAGTGGACGTATGAGTAGTCGTCTATCTCGTCGATGAGGGTCATAGGTTCGCCTCCTCCTCCGATACGGTCGGTCTATCGCTGAGGTCTATGACCTCGACCTTGGGCATCTGATTCGTCGTGATGATGGTCTGTCCTGCCGTCATGCCGCTGAGATAAGCGCTGACCACGGTCTCGCCTTCCCTGATGGCCTTGTCGCATACCGGGCATATCATGAGGTTCATCTGAAAAGTGACGCCCGTCTCGGGGTTGGTCTTTACCGTGTACTTGAGCATCTGCCATCCGTCGGGCTTCTCGAACTGCCGTGCCTCGGTAGTGAGCTCCCTGCTCCATCCGATCTCGTGCTCCTTCCCGCATAGGTCGCACTTGACGATATATCTGATAGTCATTCCTTCACTTCCTTGAATTTCACTTTCTTACCGCATGTCGGGCAGTAGTTCATCGGCATCGTATCTCCGTCTTTCCACCAAATGAATGCTCCATCCTCGTCGATGATGATGCCTTCTCTTATGTCGTTCATCATCATCGCATCGCCCATAGCATCACAACAGATTATGATACGTCTCGTCATTCTTCTCCCTCCTCTATCCATTGGTTGCGCTGCTGGTCGTATCTTCTCCATCTGATCCTTACGTCCTCGGGTACATCGAGCTCCAATGCCACCGTGTAGGCTCCGTCCTCCATCATCTGAATCTTCGGGTGCTCCGCCCATTCCGGGATCGGGATCCCTTCATCGAG